ATCTGATTTCTTCTGCTGTTACACGCTCTGCTTGACGAGTAGCACCTTGAGTTAACAAGAAAGCACTAGCCAAACGCTGTTGAATTTCCTGTGACAATTGATATGGAATTTGCATATCGCCTGTCTTTTGTACTTGTAGTGTAGATACGTCTGTTGCTTTACCTTGGATAAAGTCACCAGAACGTGCCTTAGATAAATCTCTAGCACGAGTAGTACCAGTAGGTTCTACCATAAATACAATCTTAGACGAAGCCGCAGCACCTTCTACCATAGCTTGAGACAGTGCTTCTAAGCTACGCAAGTCGCCTAAGTATTGCTCTACCAAACCACGACCATAGTTCTCACCGTTAATCGCTGTCCAACGTAGACAGATAAATGGAGCGTCTTCAGGTTTTACAACACCCTCAGAACCTTGTACTACATTCTCTTCTACTTCTTGGTAGACGTGATAGTTACCATCTTCTTGTACCTTCATACAAGTGTATAAATCTGATTCTTCTTTTTCTAACCCTAATTCAGGAATATCAGAAGGATGTATTGTTTCCTTTACGATTACCTCAGTAACCTTACCTAGTGCGTTACGCTTAACCACATACTCTTCTAGGTTATATACTCGTAGTGTGCCTTCATCATAACGAAGAAGTGCATTACCAGTACCAATCAATAGTTTTAGTGCCTCGAATAGAGGAACACGATATGCTTTCTTTTCAATATGCTCGTACAAAGTACGCTCATATGCAGCAAGTGTTGCCTCTAGCTCCTGTCTTTGTGTCTCATCTAATTCTGCCACATCTTCTTGATTAGGCATTAGACGGAAGAAAGGAGCATTAGGAGGTAGTAAAGTTATTAGCAATTTTGCTGCTAAGTGGTTAACTGCTCTACTACCTAATGATTGATACGGAGTAGCAAGGAAGTCTTGTTCATTGTGTCCTTGTCTGGTAAGTAGGGAAGGAATAGTTAGAGCTGCACAATCTCTGGCACGGTCTAAGACAGAAGTCTTGTCACCATCCATCTTGGCAAATCTAGCTTTCAGACTTTGCTGTTCCTGCTGTTCCATACTTACTCCTTAATTAGTAGCCTTTGTTGACTCCAGAAGAAGTACCAACACCAAGTGCTTTTGACAAACGGCGTTTGCCTTGCTTAACTGCTGCCATCTTCTTTTCTTTCTTCATACCTGTGTCACCCGGCTCAAATGTAGCACCTTGTGCTGCTGCCACTGGCTTAACAGGTGGTGGTACTGCCGGGGCACTTGGTTTAGAAATGCCTAGGATTTTTCCTACGACTCCGCCCATATTATTCTCCTGTATAATTATCTCTTAATTGTTTTAAAAAACGCAGTAGCTCAATTACTCCTGCTCTCTTGCCTCTCTCAAAATCTGAGATTGACTCTGTAACCATTACATCTGGATACAATTCCTCTAACTTATCTAATAAGTCAATAGTATTTTTGGGTAATTTTTCCATCTTTCTACATATATATGATAGTTTATAGGATGACTCAACTTTGTCTAGCAAATTAAAATACTCATTATGCCAGACAAGTCCTGAGTCACGTTGTAGCATTTCCCACGCTCTGCTCATTAGTTGTACCTTTTAAACCAGACAGGTCTACCATTACGTTTGATTGTAATAGTTTTACAGGCGTGAGTAGCACCACGATATTCCTGCTGTCTCACGTATAAATGACACAAATAAACAGACTTACATCTGAATATTTCTACGCTATCTGCCATATTATTCTTATGCACTTCCATAGTAATATTACTCTTTGGTGCAGGGAAATCATATGGTGATGCCCACAGTGGTTGACTAAATACTATTAAGCACATTATCAATCCTGCTACTATGCCCCATACCCATCCGGGGCAGTTACTGGGTTTACAGTTATTTACCATCCCCATTCTCCTTTCATTCCTGCTGCTGAGTAGTCAGTAACAGTTCCTTCAAAAAAGTTCTTGAATGAATCTCCTGCGATAATCCATTCTACCCAAGGCAAAGGGTTATCCTTTACCCCAAAATTAGGTTTAAGTCCTAGCTGTAGTAAGCGTCTATCTGCTAAGTGCCTGATATACTGCTTAACTTCTTCTTGACCCAATCCTTCAATGTCGCCCATTTTGTAAGCAAGCTCAATAACTTTATCTTCAAGCTTAACTGCTGTGCGGCACATTTCATAAATATCCTTTTTAAATTCGTCAGTAACGATTCTAGGATGCTCATTGCAATACTCCCTAAATAAACGTGACATACCCTCAACGTGCATTGACTCATCTCGGATAGACCACTCGACAACTTCACACATCCCTTTCATCTTGCCAAAGCGTTGATAGTTCAACAACATAGCAAAAGCAGAAAACAGGGACATACCTTCATTGATGCAGGTTTGAGCTAGTGCTTTACCAAGTCCGTGTAATGTAGTCACATCATTGTCTTGCATAAACTCAATCTTATCTGACATCTGTTTGTACTCTAGGAAGGCAGAATACTCACTGTCATCAAATCCTAAAGTGTCATTTAGTAGAGCATAAGCACGTTGATGTGTTCCTTCTCTATTGGCAAATGACATAACCATATTCCGTACCTCGTGGTTACGAAACTTAGGTAAGTATAGGTCGCAGTAATTCTGACCTACTTGTACATCTGACTGAGTAAAGAGTCGAAGTATCTGAGTGATGTGGTTCTTCTCTTGGTCAGTGACCTTACCTCTTTTCCACTGGTCTACATCTTCCTGTAGTTTAACTTCCCACACACCCCAGTGAATCTTCTCGTGTGCTTCCGCAATATCCATTGCCCATTGATAATTAAATGGTTTATATGTTTGTGCTTGTTCTAGTACACTGTTCATTCAAAGTCCCCTTCTTGTATTTGTTCACACATATCAATCAAACTATTCAAACAGTCCTCACAGAAAGTAACAGGCATTACAACACTGAACCATCCTTGAATACCACCTTCACCATACTCATCACCACAAATAGTACAAGTATCTTTTGGTTCTAACCCTGACAGCTTAGACATTCGCCCTCCTCCTTAAATGATTCTAGTTTGATACGCTCTACCTTCTTACCAATCTGCTCCGCAGTAGCACCAGTATTGGTACGTAAATAGTAAAGACCTTTAAGTTTCTTACCCCACGCTGCGAGATGTACTTTGTTCACGTAAGCCTTCTCGCTACCCGCAGGGAAGAACAAGTTAACGCTCTGTCCTTGGCATATAAATTTTTGCCTAGAACCTGCGTGTTCCACTACCCACAGTTGGTCTAGTTCAAATGCAGTTTTAAATACATCCTTCTCCCAATCTGTTAGGTATTCTAATTGTTGTACTGAACCTTCGTGATGAATAATGCTAGACCATTGTTCATCTAGCCATTCTCTTTCCATACCTAAGCGTAGTCTGTGTTCTTCTAAGACCCTCGCCAGATGACGGTTCTTAACCAAGTGACTGCCGACTCTAGTCCGGTGCGTATAAGCGTTAGACTTAATTGGCTCAATAGAAGCAGAAGTACCACAGATAATACTGGAATTAGCATTAGGGGCAACAGCAAGTAAATGACTATTGCGTCTATTACTTCCCTTCCCATCTGGGTATTCTCCACGTACTTTAGCCAATCTTTCAGTCGCTTCAACTGCTTGCTCCTTTATTAGTTTAAACATACGGATGTTCTGTCCAGTTGCCTGAGCAGATTCCCACGGTATGTTCTTAGATTGTAGGTATGAGTGGAAACCCATAGCACCTAATCCAAGACTACGTTCACTAATAGCTGAGTTGATTGCTCTGTGCATCTCTTCAGGAGCATTAATAATAAACTCCTGTAGAACATTGTCTAACATTTCAATTAAGTCACCAACTAATGTGGTGTCTTTCCATTCATCAAACTTCTCTAAGTTAACAGAACTAAGACAGCATACAGCTGTACGAGTCCTACTTGTAGGTAGATGAATCTCGTTGCATAAATTTGAACCTTTGATTTCAAGTCCCTTCTCCTTTAACTCCTGTGGTAATTGTCTGTTAGCCTCATCAATAAAGTTGAGGTAAGGTTCACCTGTTCTAAAGCGTACCTCTAACAGTCTTTGCCATAGCTCTCTCGCACGTACCGTATCACGGACTTCACCGTTACTAGGGTCAGTAAGACACCAATCCCTATCGTTGATAACACAATCCATAAAGGCATCAGTAACATTGACAGCGTTATTAATATTAAAACACTTGCGATTACTATCACCTCCAGTAGGTACTCGAAGATTGATGAACTCGATAATGTCTGGGTGACTAATGTCCGTATACGCTGCATAACTTCCTTTCCTAGTTTGTCCTTGTTTGTAAGCAGTCATTGCTGAGTCTGCTACTTTAATAAATGGAATAGGTCCTGGGGCTTTGTCACTTACGGGACGTACATCATTCCAGTGTCCTCCTACTCCTCCGCCTTTAACACTTAACCAAGCTAACTCAGACTGGTGTTCAATGAGACCGTGAAGGTCATCAGGGACGTAAGACAAGAAACAAGAAATAGGTAAACCTTTAACTTCTTGGTTTGGCAGTGGTGCGTTAGAAAGAATAGGACTACTAAACATAAACCAACCATTACTAACTGCATCATATAACCTTTGTGCCAATGCTTTATCTTTACCACTATAAGCTAGACAAGCACGAGCATATGCCTCTTGAGGAGACTTCTCCTTGCCACGTAAGTAGTATTGTGTAACCAACTCATAAGCTTGTTTAGACATCTTCTTGTCCATCTTACGGTCAATAGTAATGCCTAAGTAATTACTCTTCATATTCTTTTCCCCACATAACAATGCTGTCATCTCCGTTGTATTCAGAAGGGCGTAACATTCTTGCCATACGAGCTTGGATTAACACATCATTAACTGTGAAACCTTTAACTGCATACGTCTCAACGATTGCTTCCCATACTTCTTTTTCATTAGTGATGTCGAGACTGTCAAGTATCTTGCTTGCTCGTTTCTCACCAATTCCGGGACAACCACCATAACCATCACTGGTGTCGCCTGTTAGTATTTGTTTATAAAACATAAGGTCAGCTTCTTCTTGCGTAACCTCATAACCTTCGCCTTTATTATAATTGTAATGAATACCAGTTGCTTGGTTTAAGTCCTTGTCAATGTGACACAGTACCCATTCATTTGGTTCTTCATACATTCTCCATACACAATAATCATCAGCTTCTACATACGTAGGAACGTGAGTCTTAAAAGTCTTGGTAACCCAAGCACGGAGTGGCATTAGTAATTCCAGAGGAAACTTAGGTTCTTTACGGTTACCTTTGTATGATGGTAACAGGTCATACCTAAATGTTTTCTTTGGACTTAACACCAATAGATAGTCGTCAGCGTCTGTTATCTCTAGTATACCTTGCAGTGCTTCTTCAAACCCTGCTTTAGTTGCAGCCCAGTCAGTAAGAATAGTATGAGTATTCTCGTCCCATTCAATTACTTCTTGGTTAATTGCAGCATACTTATATATCAGACTGTCCGAGTCGATAAGTGCTTTCATAGTTCAGTCTCCATTTTGCTTTCTCATTTTCAATGTAAGATACTTGCTTTACTATCCAATCTTTATTAGCAAAGGCAGTAGTAGCAGGTAACCATTTACTTTCCCACTCAAGCTCGTATCCTTCCTTTTCTAACTGAGTCAAATCAAACACCAGTATTTCTTCTGGAGTTGAAGCAATGTACAGAGCAACCCTCTCACTTTTGTTTGCTTCCTGCATCACTGCATCATATTTGATGTACTCAATTATCTGTGTATCGTAGTGAGTCTCCCTACATTTTAACTCAACTACGTGTTGTTCGTCATCAGCATCCCATCTGCTGAATTGGTCTTCACATTTTATCAGAGAAGACCCATAAAATTCATTTACAAGTTGTAATAATTCTTTCTCATTCACTCAGCTCCTCCCTAAGTGTTGACTCAGGAACAGTGCCAACTTTAATTTTAAAATCAGACCCATTCTTGATAATCGTAGTAGGAACACCAGTGATTCCATACTCCGCCCCCATAGCTACACCTGACTTAGTATCTATATCAATGTAGTTAACTTCATAGTGGTCATAGTCTTTCATTACATTAGAAAGCATATCACCGTATTTCTTAGATGGTTCGGACCAATCAGCCCAGAACAGCATTACCTTAGTGGACATACCCTTCTACCTCCTCTGACTCATCAACACCTAATACTATTGCTAGTTGTTGTGCAGTCATTACAGCTTCCATTAATACATCAGTAGGTAGAACGTGTCCTTCCTTTTCTAATGCTACCAAGTAGTCAAAGAATAAATCTTCCCAACCTTTGATGGGGAGAACTACTCCGTGCTCCATAATATGTTCATCGAATGTTATCATTGTTTACCTCAATAAGTTTGTTCAGATACCATAGAGCTTTGTTTAAATCTTCAACACCATTCTTATATTTGTATCTACTAACATACTTAATGATGTTTCCCTCTAGGTAATCGAATCCTTGGTCGAGGATATAATCAATTACTTCAATCTGTCCCTGTTGATAATGTGGTGGATTAATCTTGTCCATCATAGCTCCT